TATTTGGTGCTCTAACTTTTACATCTAATCCCGCTTCAGATAACAGTCGGGCTAATTCATATTGAACAGTATGTCCACCAGAACGTAAATCAAAATCATGTCCCATATAAAATAGTATTTGTTTCATAATATTATAATATATTAATAACTATATTATAATATTTGGGTAGTATCATGTCCTTATTACCATTTTTTTGCCTCGATATTTGCTAAAAAATCTTTTATTTTTTGTGAATATTTGTCTTTAACCATTGTATTAATTGTATCATTAAATTCGCTATGAATATTGTTATTATCTGTTATTGGAACTCCTAATAAAGTTAATTTTTTATCTCTAAAAGACCCCCAATCATCTCTTGGTAAATTTAATTTCCTTTTATTATATGTTTCTTCTGATTGTACATAATAATGAGCAATAAATGCTTGCGATTTTTCAAATTTAATAGGATTTATATAATGTTTATTTGATTTAAAAGGAGGATAAACAGCACTTAATAATGTGCCATTTCCATGATATATCTTATTTGAATTTTTTATATCTGATCTATGAGCATTTGGACTTAAAAATTCATTGGGTCTTAAAAATGTTTTTAAATGATCATTCAAGGTTGGCTGAGAACGGGTATAATTGTCCATAATTAATCCGGCTGGTTCATTTATATGATAATTTGTTCCAAATAGTAACCAATTAAATGAAATTGAATCAGCATATGGATAATATGATAATAATTGTTTTACATTAGTTATATTATTATTATTAATTACAAAAAATTCATCCGCATCCAAATATAGCATCCAATCATAATTGTGTTTTTTTGATATTCTTGCTGCCGCAGTTATGAGAGTATCTTTAATTGCTCCATTTAATTCACACCTTTCAACATGTACTTGAAATTTATCCTTATTAAAACCAGAGAAATTACCTTTTAAAGGTGTCTTTGATTTATGATCAAAAATATAAATAAAATCAAATCCTAATAATAAATGGTGAGCAATCCATTCTTTTAGATTTGGCTCATCTCTAGCATTTGTAAATAAAATAACCTTAGACGGTTGCAAAGTAGTTGGAGTTGGGTTAATAATAGTTGGAGTTGGGTTAATAATAGTTGGAGTTGGGTTAATAATAGTTGGTTTGAAATTCGGTTGGTTCAAATTAGTTGGTTTGAAATTAGATGGTCGAGACATTATTATATAAAATACTTAATATAAATATAATATATTAAACGTATATTAATAATATATCGCAATAATATGAAATCTGTTCTTATTACAGGAGGTAATGGAAATATTGCTAAAATGATTAGGGGGCATTTGTCATCTGAATTTGATATAACTTGCGTGTATCGTGCTGATTTTGATATGTTAGATTGTAGTGCCTTTGAAACTTATTTATCAAATAAAACATTTGATATATTAATACATACTGCTATTATTGGTGGAAGGCGCACTAAGGAAGAAACTGGTGAAGTTGCATATCAAAATTTGATTATGTTTGAAAATATTATGAAAAATTCCTACAAATTTGGTCTAATTATTAACTTTGACTCTGGAGCCATTTATGACCGTAATACAGATATATTTTGTAGAAAAGAAGATGAGTTGTTTACAATTCCTAGGGATTATTATGGATTTTCAAAATACGTAATCCATAATCGTAGTTTACAATATAATAACGTATTTAATTTACGCATTTTTAATATTTTTCACGCAAATGAGGAACCGGATAGGTTTATAAAAACCTGTTTTTTGGCAAAAAAAAATGATACAAAGGTAACCATATTCAATGATAAGTTTTTTGATTTTATGTATGAAGATGATTTTGTTAAAATTGTCAGATATTATTTGACTACACCTATTTCAAAGCTTAAAAAGACTATAAACTTGTCTTATAATACTAAATACAGATTGTCAGATATTGCCCAGTTGATTGTAAATGATGACAATATTGACATTATTGACCCGAATACTAGTCATAATTATTGTGGAAATGGCAACGAACTGGAACAACTTGGTATTGATTTAGATGGATTAGAAGTTGGAATTGACAAAATCTCAAGAATATTTTAGATGCTTAGTTATTATTAACATTTTTACCACACACTGGTTGCCCATTGACTACAAATGGAGCAGCCATTGTTAGTTCATTCTCATTATAATTGAATGTGATTTCGTCATTTTCATTTATATCGATGAGTGCAACAACATTGTAACCTTGTATTTGCGTTGTGGGTTCAAATGAATGATTTATATATTGACCCATCTGATCTAAAACGTGTGTATTATTGCCTATATAAATGCTCTCGCGCGTCGGGTAATTGGTTTCTTCGCCTTTCAGCACAAAAATTGTGTCACCTTTTCTATATTGTTTGGTAGCAAATAGTCCTAGACCGTTGATTTGTTTACTATTTTTGACTTCCATTTTATAAAATATGTTAGTTATAATACAAGTATTGTATTTATATTTGTTTTATATTTGTATTTGTATTTGTATTTGTAATTCTTTCATAGATACTTTTGGCTTCCCCGTCCTCCAATATTAACTCCGGAGCTATTGGCCACTCGATATATGCTTTGGCCTTTGACGTTGGTCTGTCCATTTTCAAGAGCATATTTACTGCCAAAAGCCGGCGTTCCAATGGCAGCATTTTAGCAGGCAATTTGCGACTGATTTGCTTCCAACGCCATTCAAACTGAAGCGCAGCTTGCCAATCAGGAAAGTTTTTGACATGCGCTGCTCTTAACCACGTCTCTCCCTTTTCTACCTTGGCTCCGGTGGCATGTGCGCCGCCCTTGAGTTCCTTATTGTGCTGCCTTAGACGCCTATCTAGGTCTACTGTGGCGCCGACATATGTGGCATTATCGCTAGATAATAATAAATAAACAAAAGATGCTTCACTTTTAGACATTTTGTATTATAATTATACAAAAATATAGTGTTATTATAGTAAACGAATGAACACAAATAAGGCACTTAACTGTCTATTAATTACACATAATAATATACTTCAGTGTTTTATAGAGAAGCAAAGACTTATTTTAGGGTTACAAAATGATGAAAGAAAAATACGTTTCAAAAATTGTGCTATATTGTGCCTGACTTTAAACTTAACTTCCTACAACTTCACAATAGAATTAATATATGATGGACTATTAAGTGAAGACGAAGAACGTAATGTTAGTGAAGAGAGACCGTATTATGTAACATTTAAAACGCAAATTTATCAAGGCAATGAAGCACTTTATGTGCCATTTGAACCCATTCAAGGAGTCATTTCAGACAAAACTAAAGAATTAAATTTGCTACCAATTGACTTATCTCAACTTAAAGACAAATTTGAAACTGATACTATTAAATTTTATATTGTAAGACATGGGCAGGCTGAACATAACGAAAAAAAATGTAATATGGCTGGTTGTAGTTTAAAATTAGACACAGATATAACAGAAGAAGGCGCAAGGCAAGCATATTATTCAGCCCGCGCACTCACAGGTATTTTAGAAGATGAAACCATTGATATTGTATGTGCTTCTGATTTACAAAGAACACGACAAACAGTTTTACCATTTATTTCTCAATTTGATATAGTGTCACCAAAAATAGTTATTATTCCATGTATCAATGAATTAAACAATTCAGGCAATGATGGCGATTGTTATGAGAAGTCTAGTAATTCAAGTTTACTTGGTAGTAAAAGTTCTAGAGAGAATTATCCAGCATGTACACCTGAAACTTGTCCAAGTATTAAATCACAAGACGGAGATATTAACATTGATTGGTCATTATATTCATTATTTTATGATAATAAAATGCGCAGTTATCCAAATTTAACGGATAAGCCAAATTGTAAGGATACAAATATGGTTTCTATGACTGTGTTTTATTTATTGAATTATGTTATAGAGCCAAGTAAAGAAACTAGTCGTGTATCATTATTAGTTCCCCAATCGGTAAATACAGCAGATGATATTGATGACATGGTCCATATTGGAGGTTCTAGAAAACAGAAAAGGAAGGTTAAATTATCCCGTAAGAACAAGTTATTAAAAAAGAAGGTTACAAAAAGGCGTCTTAAAAGGCAAAAATATAGAAAATAACTATTATAATTAGTTGTCGTCAAAATAGACAAATAATTATATTAAAGGATTTCATAAAATGGGCAATATACTTTGCGGACCAACTAACAATACAAGTAATTTAGAAAATATCGTAGAACCAGTAAAAGAAGAAGAAGTTGTTTTACAAAATGAGGAACCAATAAAGGAAGAAGTTGTTTTACAAAATGAGGAACCAAAAAAAGAGGAAGAAGTTGTTATAAAAGAGGAACCGATAAAGGAGGAACCAATAAAAGAACCAGTTTTACAAGAGGAACGGGTTTTACAAGAGGAACCAGTTTTAGAAGAACATTTAGATGAATCAGTTGGAAGCGATGCGTCTTCTACTACATCGTCTGTCAATGATACTACACCTTTAGTAACAAATGAGAAACTAAATGAGGAACCTATTAAGAAGAAGCGCGGGCGCAAAAAGAAGGCGAACTAGAATAATATATATATTACAAATGGGCTTAAAACGGCTTTAAGTTATTCAATAATATATATTATTTACTGTATTAAAGACAACAAATATTGTTACTATTATGGACGACGAATTGGCAACTAAGCATGCCTTTATTTGCGACAAATGTGATTACAAAACCAATAAAGAATCTAATTATAACAAGCACTTATTAACTGCGAAACATAGAACAGTTATAAGCGATACAAAACTCTATAATTGTAGTTGTGGTAACACTTATAAACACAGACAGGGTTTGTGGAAACATAAAAGTAAGCATAATTGTGTCCCAACTGTTCCAGTATCAAATAATGAATTGAAAAATATTTTGATTGAAATTCTTGAAACAATAAAGCAATAATATGGTGTTTTGTTACTGGAAAAAACGTGCTTTTTATAATATTATAAAAATGAAACCATAATGCTCTTATAAAATATTAGAGTATTTTTACTATATTTTCCAGTAACAAAAAGTTTCCAAAAAGTAAAAAGGAAAATGGATTTTGGACATTTTTAAAAATGTCCAATTTTAGGGTAGTAAAAGAAGTTCCAAAAACAGCCCAAAAATCACGTT